ACCGCCGCTCACCAGCGTGTATTGCACGTCAGTGCCGGCCGTGATGGTCTCCGCGAAGCCGCAGGCCTGCAGCAGATCGCCATAGGCCGGCGCCACACCCGGGGTGCCGCTGCCCGCGATTTCCACTTCGCACGTCAGCTTGCGATGCTCGCCGGACGTGAGCTTGCCGCTGTTGCCCTTGTACGGGCGGATCAGATCGCGCGCCACCTGCTCGGCCGTAATGGGCTCGGGCATCAGCGCCCGGCACAGGATGGCATTGGCCGCCGCCGTGGGCGTGGCCGCAGTGCCCGCCGCCGTCTGGACCATGGCCAGCAGCAGCATCTGTTTCATGGACTTTGCCATGGGGGTTCCTTTCAGAGGTTGAGAGATAGGGCCTGCGTTCAGTCCTGCAGCACGCGCAGGCCGGTGGCGGGGTCGCGCACGTAGCGGCCCGCCTTGCCGTGGAACGCATCCGGGGGCGGTAGCGTGGTGGCCTGGTGGTGCACGGGCTTGGCCGGCTTGGCGCTCTGTGGGGCCGGTGCAGACGTGTGCACTGCCTCGTCCTTGTCTTTCTTTGCTGTCATGGCGTGTCCTTTGCTGTGATGAATCTGGGCGTGCGCAAGCGCACGATCAGGGCGCGGGCGTAGACCTGAGGGTCATCCTCATAGTCCGCGTCCTCGCAGCCCACTTCCCATTGGTAGTGCTCCATGGCCTCGACAGCCGCGCGAACGCTGCCGCCGCCGCTGGTCGGCAGCAGGGTGTCCAGCTCGACCGCGCTGCGGCTGAGCACGATCACCGTGGCGTCGTGTGCGTCGTAGCCGCCGCCGGCGCACCATCCGGGCTCCGGTGCCGTCTCGACGCTGAAAACAGCCGCTGGCCAAGTCGGGCGGGCCGGCAGCTCAAGCCACCAGGTATTGGCCAGCACCGCTTTGAGAGCAGGCAGCAGACGCTGATGGATGCTCGGGCCTGCAGTCATGCGCCTCCCTTCTTTCTTTCGCTGGCCAGGTAGCGCTGCAGCGCCTGGTCCATGGCCGTGATGGCGTTGTCACGCTCCTGCTGCAGCGCGGGCTCAATGAACGGCTTGCGGCCGACCACGCCCTGCGAGGCAGCCCGCCGGCGCGCTCGCAGGCTTGTGGCCTCATACTTGCGCGTGCGCACTACCACGCGGCCATTGCGAAGCCGCTGCGTGTATGTCGTGACGCCAGACTTGACCGATGCAGGCACCACCCGGCGGCCGGTCTCGACCCAGCGCCAATAGAACGGGTCGTTGTCACGCCGAACCTTGATGCGACCCCGGCTCACGACCAGGCGCTTTTGCCCCTTGGCCTGTACGCGCTTGGTCTGGTCGCGGCCGTGACGCACACCGATGTGGTACTGCGCCGTTCCGTCCGGGGCGTTGGGCTCGCGCTTGATAGCGATGTTTTCGACCATGGCGCCGGTGATCACCGATCCGTTTGCCTTGGCAATCGCTTTGGCACGGTTGGTGATCACCTTGCCGCCAGCGACCACCATGCGGCGCGAGACCTTTTGCGCCATGTCCTCGCGGACTTCGCGGAAGGCTGCAGTCAGGTCGGGCACACCTGTGATCTCGGGTTTGTCAGCCATCGTTGACCCCCGTTTCACAGGTCAGGATCAGCGATTCGCGCCGGCCTGCGAAGTTGTTGACGTGCTGGATGTTGTGGATCTCGCCGTCATGCAGCACCCGCATGGTGGCGTCGATGCCAGGCATCCAGCGAATCGTGAACTCGGTACGCGCCACCGCTACCATGCCGCCAGCGGCGCCGGTGGCGGGGCGCTCCGAGCCCGAGAAGTCGCGCCGGCCGGCGGGCAGATCCTTTGCCAGATCCACCCACTGCCGCACCATGCCGCCGCTGCTGTCCTGGCCCATGTCCAGGCGCTGCAGAGTGATCCGCTCATTGAGTTTGCCGGCCTGCATGTCAGCACCCCATGCGCCGCAGCGGCCGCAAACATGCGCGGGCCCCCGTGGGCAACCGTGTAGCGATGGTCCCTGTGACCACCTCCTCACGATTGGTGTACAGGTCGCCCAGGATCAGCAGGATGCCCGCGCGAACCATGTCCGTGCACACCATGGGCAGCGGGCCGGCTGTGTCAGCGGCCAAGGCCTCATCAAGATCCGCCTGATCTGCGAAAACCCCTCGGTCCAGGTAGCTGACAGCCATTCCCGTTGCCGCCGACAGCTTGAGCTGAATGTCAGCATCTTCCAGGCTGGACACCACCCTGAGATGTTCCTTTGCCTGCTCCAGGCTTACCAGCGGCTTGGGCATGCTCATTCCTTGGCGGGCTCTTGAGCTGCAGCTGCATCCACTGGTGCGGCTCCGCCCTCTTGCGTGCCCGCCGCCTCGCCAGTCGCCACGCCGTCGCCAGCGGCGGCCGGCTGATCTGCCGGCGGCGTGGCATCAGTGGGAGGAAGCGGCGCCGGCGGCGCGTTGTCTGTTGCAGCCCCCTGCCCTGCCGCCTGCAGGCCTGCCGTATTCGCCGGCTTGGGCGAGCTGTTGCGGCGAGGGGTCGGGGGCTGCGCCGGGCTGGGGGGGGCAGAGGGCTTTTTCTCGGCCGGGCCTGGCGTCTTGGCGCGAGGTTCGCGGACCATGCCGTGGCGCTTGTAGTGCGCGAGGGTCACGGCGTCCAGGCCCTCGGGCAACGGGTCGCCCGGGCGGTAGCGCTTGCCGTCGCGCTCGAATGTCTTTGCTACTTCCATGTCTTCTCTCCAGTCCAGAAATGCCAAACGCCAGCGCAAAGGCTGGCGTTTGGCCGAGGGTTGAGGGAACGTTTACGGCGTGGGGAACTGGCCCGCCACGATGGCAGAGGGGCGCTCCACCGTGAAGCCCAGGCGCTCTTCCACGATCAGGGCCACCATGCCCTTGATCGCAAAGTCCGCATGCTGCTCGGCCACGCGCACGCTGACCTCCTCGCGGTCATAGATCGTTGCCGCGAAGCCGCTGCCGGCCAGGAAGTCGTCGGCCGCCATGGCATGGCTCTCCACCACGGTCTTGCCCCACACGCGCGGCGCGGCGCCATCCGTGGGCGTGCCGAAGATGTAGGCGCCGTCGTTGGTCTTCATCATCTGGATCAGTGCCCAGTCTTCCAGGCTCAGCACGGCGAAAGTGGCAGGATACTGCGCCTTGGCAACCTGCAGGAAGGCCCAGCGCAGATAGTCCAGCTTGGTATGGGCCGGACCACCCGAGGGCACGGCAGGCATGCCGGTTGCGCTGAATGCCACCGCTTGCGGCGTCAGGCCCAGCAGGTTGCCATTGGTGCCGTCACCGAACAGCAGCTGCGCGTCTTCCTTGATCTTCAGGCCCTGGCGCATGCGGCCATCGACCAGGCCCTGCAGCTGCGGCGCGTCGGCCAGCACTTGGCGGCTGGCGGGAATCCAGTGGCCGATGTTTTCGACAGGCGAGCTTTTCTTCTCGAACGTCAGGCCGGATTCGGGCAGCGCGTTGCCTTCGCCATTGCGAGAGCCGGCATTGTTCGTGAAGAGCTTTTCCTGCACCCACTCGACGGAGTTTGTAGCGATGCTCACGGCCATGAACAGATCGCGCACCGTCAGCGCCATATCAGGCCCCATGACGATTCCAGCCTGGTGCGGCAGGATCAGCGCACCGGCGCTTGCCGGGCCGCTGGTGATCGCGGCCTTGCCGAACAGGGGCGCATTCATCGTTGCCAGCTCGGCCACGCCACCGCGATAGCTCTTGCAAACTTCGGACTCGCCCACGATCTGGCCCAGGCTCTTTTTCTGGTCGCCGCCACCGCCCAGCAGGTTGGCGGCCTTCTTGGCGATCTCGGCCACTTCGTCGTTGACCTTTTCCAAAGCCTTCTCGACCTTGTCCACCTTCTGGACAGCATCCTGAAATGCGGCCTTGGTGGTGGCATCGACCATGCCTGACTTCATCTCGTCATGCAGTTTGGACACCTTGCCGTCCAGCTCGGTATGGGCCTTGCGGACTTGCTCAACGGTTTCCTTGGCCGCCTTCGCAGTGTCGGTCAGTTGGTCGATGGCCTTGCGGATATCGCCGCCCACCTCGCCCGTGAGGGCCACAGGCAGGGCGCCAGCGGCAGCGAGGCCGGCCCAGGCATCAGGCGCAACGATGGGAGCGCCCAAGGCGCTGGCAACGGCCAGGATCGCCAGGACAGCGAGGAATGCGTAAGTGACGCGCTTTCGGGTAATGCAGTGCATGTTTTCAGTTCCAGGTAAATGCGTGCGTGAGTTGCTTGAGGTTGTCTGCCAGCGTCTCGCTGTCCGGGTCGCCGTCCCGGCGGCCCAGCGACTGAAAGCCGCCAGCAGCCAAGGCCTTGGCCTCGCGCTGGCTGTATCCGAGGCCACGCAGCTGCGCCTCGAAATCTCGAATCGTGGTGGCGGCCTTGACGGTCTCCACCAGCGCTTCAGGGTTCATGCCGAACGGCACCAGGGAGAACTCCCAGAGCACGGCGTCCTTGATGATTGGCACATAGTCGCCATCGCGCTCTTCCCAAGTGGCACCACCTGGCACGATGTCGAAACCCACAGACAGGCCATCGAGCACGCCGGATTTCATCAGCTCATAGGCGTCCTGCACATAGCTCACACCCAAGGCGAGCTGGCCTTCCACCCGCAGGCCGTGTTCGTCCTGCGTGCACTTGGCCTTGCCGGCCAGGCGCTTGAGGTCGTGGTTCATGGCAATGCGCACCTTGCCGTCGCGCGTTTCCTTCATCGCGCGGAAAGCGCCGGGCATGATCACGTCCCGGCCAAGATCGACGTTGTTGAACACGGCGGCATAGCCGGTGAACGTGCCGTCTGCCTTGGCTTCCTTGATTTCAATCGGTGCGGTCAGGCGGTCCATCAGGCGCCTCCTTTGTTTCGGGTCAGGATCTCCCCCAGCAGGTCCGAGGGGGCCATGTTGAGCGGCACATGCAAATCGTCTGCGCCGTCGATGAGCGGCATGTCCTCCAGCTCGCGGATCTCGTTTTGTGTGATGGCACCGGCCGTGCGCAGCTTCACGTAGTACTCGCCGCGCTGCGTGCTGTCGCCGCGCAGCAGGCCCCGGACATCGAACTGGAAATACATGCCGGCGCGGCGCTCGGCGGGCGTCAGCAGGCTGCTGTTGAGCCCGGCCTCGATCCGCACCAGGTACGCCATCAGCGTGTAGTCCAGGAAATGCTTGTTGGCCTGCTCGGTGTTGGCGTAGCTGGCCTTGTCCATCTCCATGAGCATGTGCAGGGGCACGCGATAAATCCGCGCCGCCTCGGCAATCTGCAGCTTGCGAGACTCGATGAACTGCGCCTCGTTGTTCGGCGTGCTGATGGCCAGATAGTCGGTTTCCCCGTCCAGCACCGGCAGCTCGCCCTTGTCCCGCGACTCCTTGAGGTACTGCGCGAAGCCCGCGCGGATCTGATCGCGCTGCTGTTCGCCAAAGTCCGCCGTGGTCTTCAAGATGCCTTGGGGCCGGCCACCGCTGCCGAAGAACTCGGCCGCATACTTTTCCAGCGCCACGGCCAGGGCCAGGCTGTTGCTGTGCAGTTGGTGCGGGGCATAGCCCTCCAGATCGCCCACACCACCGAAGCCCCGGATGGGCATCACGTCCTCGCGCCGGCGCTTGATGCGTCGGCCCTGGCGGTCAGTGAGCCAGTAGACAATTGACCCGTCCTTCTGCACCTCGGGCTGTACCCGGGACTTGTGCACCGGCTGGATCTGCAGGATGCGCCCCGTGGACTCCATGCGGTCCACTGGGTTGTAGGACTGGCCCATGGTGGCAAGGCTCACCACCATGGCTTCCTTCCACTCAGGGGCCGTCATGTAGTCACAAGGCTGGTCGTGCACCAGCGTGTAGCGCTCGTCGTCCTTGGCACGTTCCCGTCCCTTTTTCGTGGTGCGGTACAGGTGCAGCGGGATGGTGCCCACGGTCTCGGCAATCAGCCGGATCGCAGACCATGACGCAGTGATCTTCAACTGCGTCAACTCACCCACGGGCACCTTGGCCCAGGTCGGACCTACGCCCAGGACATTCCAGCCCTGCGGGTTGGTCAGGGCCAGGTCGGTGCCCTTGAGCGCCCAGGCCATCGCCCCGAGCACCGCTTTTCGGATTGGGCTCATGTGCTGTTCGCTTCTGCAAATGACGCCCAGAAAGCCTTGGCTTTCTGGCGCTTGTCGGTTTGAGGTTCCGCCAGGGCCAAGGCACGGCCGAACGCCATCAGCATGGCAATGGCGCCGTCGATCTTGTCTTCCTTGCGGTTCTTGGTCGGGCTTTTCAGCTCGTTGTATTTGCTGGTCAGCACCACCAGGTTGCTGACCATCCAGCTCATGCAGGGATTGCCGTCATGGCGCACCTTGCCGGCCAGGACCAGGGCTTCCAGCTCCTGCAGGGGCTGCGTGAAAAACAGGCTGCGCTGCGTGATCTCGACCATGGGCAGGCCCTCATCGATCAGCTTGCGCGCCCAGTAGCTGGACAGCGCAGGGTCGTATGCGGCTTCCTTCAGGTCGTGCATGTCGCGGTCGGCCTTGAGGTCTTCCGCGATCATGTCGAAATCGGTCAGGTTGCCAGGGCTGACCTTGATCCATCCTTCTTCCACCCAGCCCGACAGCTGCGCCGTCTTGCTCTCCTGCACCGCGACCTGGTTGTAGTACAGACGTGTGCACACGAACCACATCTCGCCGCGCCGGAAGATCTTGACTTTGGCCGCGAAGTCGTTTTTCTCGGCCAGGTCGGACGCCGCATAGCACTCCTCATCGGTGAACTGCTCTTCCCGCAATGAGGTATCGGCGCAGGCATTCCACGCCTCCATGTCCATCCAGTTGGTGCCGGCATTGGTCCAGACGTTGAGGTGCTTGGTCAGGAAATTGCCCCGGCTGCTGGGTGTCGCCAGCGCCTTGGTTTTCGTGGCCTCCAGCTTGTCCACCTTGGCGCTGATGCCCAGGTTCGGATTCGCCTTGCGCCAGACCTTTGGATCTTTCCAATCGTCGCCCTCGTCAATGGTGTAGATCACTCCGAACCATGTCTCATCGACGTGCGTTCCCTCCAGCACCTTGATGGTGTAGCTGCGCAGCTCGAAGCAGATGCCGCCCGTGTCCTTGCCGGCCGTGGTGATGGCCGAGATGAGCGGCTGACTGCGGGCACCGTCCGCCGACTCGATCACATCCCACAGGTCGCGCTTCTTGTGCGCGTGCACCTCGTCCACGGCCGCGCCGTGCACGTTCAAGCCGTCCTGCGTGCTGGCCTCGGCATTGAGGATCTTGAAGCTGCTGGCCGTGCTCGGGCAGCTGATGTCGTTGCGGCCCACCGTGACGCCGAAGCGCTCGCGGAACTCGCTGTCACGCAGCACCATTTCGCGCGCCGTATCGAACACTTCGCGGGCCTGGTCGCCGGTCGTCGCTGCGCTGTAGACATGCGCGCCAGGCTCGTCGTCCGCAAAGGCGAGGTACAGGCAACGGCCAGCAGCGCGCGTGCTCTTCGCATTCTTGCGCGCCACCTCTTCATAGCTGCGGCGAAAACGGCGCAGCCTGGTGCTCGCGTGCACCCAGCCGAACAGGTTGAACTCACAGAAGATCTGCCAGTCCTCAAGGCGGATCTTCGCGTAGCGCACCATGCCGTCTTCATAGACCGGCTTGGCCCACTCACCCTTGATGTGGCAGAGCAGCTCTTGGAACTGGCAGGCCCGGCCACCCAGGCGCACGTCCACCACATACGGGAAACCTTCCGTGCCCTGGCGATCCAGATCCCGCAGGAACCGCTTGCAGGCCAGCCGCTCATACTTGCCCGCGACCTCCTGCCCTTCGGTCACGCGCTTGGCGTAGGCCTTGGCGCGCTCGAAATACTCGGCGTGAGGTCGGGTCATGGCAGCTAGTCGAAGTCGGCGAACCCTATCGGAGAGGCCGGGGCGGCAGCGGGCGCAGCCGGGGATTGCTCATCCTTCGGCGCTTCGCCCTCGAAGAGCTGCAGCTGCGCACGGATGGCGGTTGTCACATTGGCCTGCTCGGCCGGGCTCAGGCCGAACTTGGCCAGCAGCGACAGCATCATTTGCCGTTCGCTTTTGAGGATCTGATAACGGGGGTGCTGCATGGGCATCCCGTTCGGGCTGGTCACCTCGAATGCACCCATCGGGTCTTTGCCTTCGGCCCGCAGCAGGTTCTGGCGGGCGCGCAGCGAATGGCGCAATTCCTTCACATCAGAAACCGTCTCGCACAGCTCCTCGAAAATGTCCGAATACACAACCGATATCAGGTTGTAGCGGAGCAGCTCCGCGCCCAGGCGCTTCCACACCTTGCGCGCGCCAGGGCTCAGGCCCTTCGGCACTGGCGGCATTCCCGCCTCTGGCCGGAAGGTGCTGTCCAGGTTCACCGACATTGGGCGCTTGCCCCGGTTGCCCTCCAGCACTTTCAGCTCTACCGGCTTCGCGGCCGGGCCTCGTCGTCCCATGGTCTACCTCCTACCCCCCCACCCCCCGAAACCTGCGCGTGCAAAAATTCCACGGAGCGGTCGGTTTCCACACAAAAGGGCCGAAACTTCGGACACCCCCTACCCCCCTCAGCCCTGCCTCAGCCCCCCATCGGCCGACCGGGCACCCCTGGCCCGGCCGGCCCACCCTCGGGCGGGCTCACCCCTCCCGATATCCAGCCCAAGCACGCCGAACGCCGCGCGCTCGCTCAGCCTTTGACTTTTCGTCATGACAGTCGGCGCAAATGGGTTGCTCGTTGTCTTTGGTATCCGTGCCGCCTTCCTCCAACGGGATCTCATGGTCCCGCTGGGTCGCAAGGGTCACGATGCCCTTGCGGTAACAGGGACGGCACAGCGGCTCACGTTCAAACAGTTCCTTGCGCAACTGCTGGAGCTTGCGGCCCGTCACGCGCTTGGCGGCTGTGGGCTTCTTTGCCCAGGACTGCTTGGGATGCTTTGGACACCGGCCCGTGCCATCGCGGACCAGCACGCCACAGCCCGGATGCGAGCACGGACGCGGGGCAGCTGATGGCACGGCGATGTCTCCTGAAGATTGGCCGGTTACGGGTCCGGCGCTGATGGGTCAGCCGTCGAGGTTCGCGCGCCCGATTCCCAAGATCGCGCGCCGTGTCGTTCACCCAGACACGCGGCCCCTAGCGCTCTAGGCATCGCGGTAATGGGGAGGCCCGGCGGTGCTCCACCTCTGTGGCGCCGGTTGGTCTTTATCACTCGTACCTCAGCGAGTCATGGGACACCGGGGATTGCTGCCCGATGGAGCCCAAAGAAAAGCCCCGCCGGGTCTGCACAGGGCGGGGCTGGCAAGTGTTCAGCGGTTAGGGGCACTGAGCACTAGCTTGCCGCAAATGTAGCCCAACTCTCTATGGTGTAAAACTCCCCGCGCGCCGCATGTACTCACGGCCACGGGCCAGCGCCTCGCGCTCCTCCCTGATGCGTTGCTGCTCCTGCAGCCAGCAGTCAATGAACTGGTCGGCCTGGCCAAGTTGGGCATGGATGGTGCTCGGTCCCTTCCCCATGTTGCGGGCAATCTCCGAAACACCCAGGTCCAGCAGGTAGTAGTCGTGAACCGTTGCATAGAGATGGCGTTTTGACCGCTCCATTTCCTGCACCGCTTTGTCCACCTCCTCGGCCTCCTGGTCGATGTGCGGGATCTGGCAGCCGCCGTAGCTGTTGCGGCCCCAGACATCCACGGCCAGCACGTTGACCGAATGGAAACCCAGACCGCTGCTGTTGAGCCGGGATTTCCACAGCGCCCAGTTGTCCAGCTTGCGCTTGATGTGCTCGATGCGTGCCATCAATTCGCCCCCAGATCACCATGGCCCGCGATGATGCAGACGTGTGCACAGCCCATCCGCGAAATGAGGCGCGAGACCTCGACAGTCCGGCTCAGCTTGGTGAAGGGCGTCCCTGCCACCTGGCCCGCCTCTGTCGCCCAAAAGCAACCAGGCCGGCCAGCCAGGCCCATCCTCACCAGCCGCCACACCCGGGCGTCCTTCTCTGCATGCCGCTGGATCGTTTTGTAGACCTCGGGCATGGAGGACTTGATGCGCTGCTGCCCCGCTGCAATCAAGGCCATCTCCTGCTCCGTCCATTCAGTCTGACCGCTCCCATTTGCTGCGGCCCCACCCGTCTTGTTCATTTGTTCACCCTGTTCAGTCAAATAGATAGAGGGATTGCGAGTGGACTTGCGCACACGCGCGCCAGCGCCCAGGTGCGCCCACCTACGCACATCCGAGCCTTGGGGTGAACGGTCAATGACCAGGCAATGCAGCGGCTTCAACCCTTGAAATCAAGGTTTACTATTGCTATATGGCCCCAGGCGAACGCCTGAACACCCTGAACAACTGAACAGATCAGCTCATGGGGGCATGGCATGCCATCCCCGCCACTGCACCGCAGACCGGGCGCACTGTCGCCCTGGCCACTGCATGGACGCGAATCACGCCTCCAGCCATGCAGGCAGTGCAGCGCGTTTCAGGCGCTGCCGTGTTGTTGCGAAC